AATAAAAAGGCCCTTTACATTTACATTCGTGAAATCACAAACGTAGACACTCCAGTAATTACTAAAGTAACTAAAGTACTTAAAAAATTATATAAAAAATTGTATACTGAATACGCTGAAACAGGTTACATAAGAATCTAGTTTTTCCATATTTATAATAAAATAGTATGGATCCATTAAACCAAATATTATTTGACGATAAATCTTTTAGTGATTTATTAAAGGAAATTCATGGTAATCAAAAGAAAAAAGCAAAACAATTAGCTCAACTTATATCTGAATTAAAACCTTTAGTGCAATCATTAGGTGATGCTACTGTTGTAGTTCCATTAATTAAAGAATATATGGAAATAAGTGTTAAAAATGATGACCAATTAATAAAAATGGCTGCTATTGTACAACGCTTATCAACAGGTACAACAAATTCGGGTGATGGTGGATTATTAACAGAAGAAGAAATGGCTCAACTTCAAGAGTTAACTGAAGAAATAGCTAAAACTGTTGAAGAACCTAAACAACTAGAAGCACCTGATCAAAATGGCGATAATTAGATCAAGAAAAAATAGAGAGCAAATATCATTAAATACTGAAAGCAAATTAAAAGCTGTTAGAGTAATTGATATTATATTAGATATAAACCACCCATTAGCATCCGATTATGGTAATTATGATGCTGTAGGTACTATATTTTATGTAGATTTAGAAGGAAATAATCCCGAAATTAACCCAAAAGATGCATCAACTGCTTCTCCTTTATTTTCACATTTAAAATATTATCCTTTAATAAATGAAATAGTACTAATATTATCTACTAATGATAAAAATTTTTATAATGATAAACAAATAACTACATATTATTTACCTCAAATAAATATGTGGGGTCACCCTCACCATAATGCTTTACCAACAGTAAAAGGACTAGAATCAGGACAAACTTTAAATGATTATCAACAAACTGAAGCAGGATTAGTTAGAAAAGTAGAAGATGGTGGAACAGATATAAATTTAGGAAACTATTTTAATGAACAAATTAATATAAAACCATTATTACCTTACGAAGGTGATATGATTTTAGAAGGTAGATTCGGTAATTCTATTCGTTTTGGTTCAACTAATATAAGTAACGATATTTCTAATCCTAATGGATGGAGTAATTCTGGAAATACTGGTGATCCTATTACAATTATAAGAAATGGTCAATCATCGAATTTAGATGAAAAAGGATGGTTACCTACAACAGAAGATATAAATGGGGATGTATCTAGTATATATTTAACATCTAATCAAAGAATTCAAAATTTTAGACAAGCTTCACCTTATATGAATTCTTGGGACGCTGAGTATATAGAACCTCAAACAATAGAACAAGCATTATTAAATCCTACACCTTCATTAAATACAGGAACAGGTTTAACATTATCAGAAGTACAAGCATTAAATAGTAATAATGAATCACCTATAAGTAGTACTCCTACTCAACCAGTTGCTGAACAAGATGAACTACAAGAAGTTGTAAATAATCCTAAAACAATAAATGAATCAGAAGATTCAGTACCAGACCAAGTAGTACAAAAAGACACTGATATACAATTACCTTCTACTTATCAAAACCCAGGTTCTGGTGGTGGCGGCGGTGGCGGTGGTGGAGCTAATATGTTATTTGAAGTAACTAGTAATTAATATGAATATAGAAGAATCCATAGGAAGGTATTTTAAATTAAAACATTTAATTTATTCAAATACCGCTAAAAATAATGGTATTAATAATTTTCCAGGTATTGATAATTCACCTAGTCAAACTGAAGTAATTGAAAATTTAAGATCACTAATGAATATTGTTATTGATCCCATTGTAGATGTATATCCAGATTTAATAATAACTTCTGGATATAGATGTATAGAATTAAATAGTAGTCTAGGTGGATCTAGTACTTCACAACATGTATTTGGTCAAGCAGTAGATATACAAATACCTGGATTAACAACAGCTCAAGTATATAATTATATTTATTATCAAGTAACAGGCTGGGATCAATTAATATGGGAATATCCTGAAAGAGGAGGAGGAAGTTGGGTACATGTATCTTATGGTCCCCAAAATAGAAGAAAAACAACTTTAGCTTCTAATGCAAATACTTATCATGATTTATATGGTGGGTCAAGATATGGATCAAGGAATCAATACCAACATGGTATAACTGATGCAAAAATAGTATAATATGGCTTATAAACCTTTAAACGGAGACATATATCAAGGCAAACAAGTAATAATAGATTCAGATAGATTATTATTTAATGCTCATACAGATGCTATATTATTATTTTCAAGAAAAGCAATCGGTTTTAGCACACAAGGTAGTATTCATTTTGATACAAGTGACCAAAAAGAATCTAGTGAATCATCTGATGCTAGTAAATTTGTTGTAAATTCACCTAATATATACTTAGGTTTAAAAACAGATAACAACTTACCAACTGAACCTGCTTTATTAGGAAATGAATTTGACGAATGGGCTAATGAGTTACTAGATATGATAGATGGATTAATGGATGATATAATATATAATGTAACTTATATGACCCCAGCTGGACCAACAGGTCCTATGTCTACTAATGAAGCTTCATTAAGTTTAAGAAGAAAACAAGTTAAAAATTTAAGAAATAATATACAATATTTTAAAAGCGAAATAACAAAATTATCATAAGATGGCTAAAGATCCTATAGAAAAAGAAAAAGAAGACAATCCTAATACTCCAGGTGCTGGTTTATCTAAAACTGAAGAAACAATTCAAAAAACAAAAGAACTAACAGATAAAATAAATGAAGTAGGTGGAAAAGTTCAAAAAGGAATGACATATGCTTTATATGCTATAGATGGTATTTCAACAATTAGATCATTAGTTGGTAATGCAGATGAAGCAGCTTACGATGCTAGGCAAGAATTAAAACAACAAGCAAAAGGAGAAGCAATACAAAGAGTCAAAGAAGAATTACCAACTAAACAAGAAATAATAGATAAATTAATGGGTTATAGTTGTGATTTAGAAGTTATAAAAGCTGTAAAATTTACAAAAACTAAATTAGAAGATGGATTAAATTTTGGAAAAAATATTTGTGAAAGTGTTGTTAAAAAATTAAACAAATTACAAGAAAAAATGGAAAAGGCAGCAGAAAAAATAACTACTATAACAACTATATTAGCTGTATTTCAAGCATTAGTAATAGCATTTGAAATATTAGTAACAGCATCTCTTTTAGCTTTAAATTTCTTTACAGCATTATTTGCAGCTGGTGGTCTTGAAAAAGTAATTAGTGATGCTATAGATAAGGCAAGAGGATTTATTTTAAAATATACTGAAGCTATAAAAGGTTTTACAACAAAATGTTTAAAAATATTAGGATCAGTAATGATTATATTTAATTTAATTCCAAAAATAATAAGCTTATTTAGTACCTTATTACAAATGATAGCAGATTTTTTAACTTTAATAGCTCAATTATTCGCAGAATATATAAAAGGATGTATACCAGCAGGAGATCTTGTAATTGATAATGGTGATGGTACTGAAACAGTTGATATAAATAAACTAAATAACTTTTTAGATAGTAATTTAGGAGGAACAGGAACACCTCAACAAAAAGATATAAGAGGGTCATACGTTTTTGATGGTTCTAAACCACAACATAGAATTTATAAACCAAAAGTAAACTAATTTTTAAAAAATTTATATTTATTAACAAACAACAATTAACAATATGAAAGCAAAAACTTTTGAAAATCTAATTAGAAAAGTAGTTAGAGAAGAAATCGATTATGCGTTACGTAGAGAAATCAAATCACTTAAAGAAGATTTACGTGATGAACTTAAACCAACTATAACAGAACATACTGAAAGAAAAGTTGAAGTTCCACAACAATCCACTTTAAAAGAAAAAATAATGGGTAAAAAACCATTTAAAAAACAACAATTTGTATCAAATAGTACATTAAATGATCTTTTAAATGAAACAGCAGCAGGAGATACAAATACTCAAACAGCTATGGCTCCTGTAAGTTTATCTCAACCATTTGCATCAGGAGCTCCATTACCAATGGATACAGCAGGTATGCCTGAATCAGTAGCAAACGCAGTAACAAGAGATTATAGTGGTTTAATGAAAGCAATAGATAAGAAAAAAGGATTATAATAAATGCCATTAATTCAGGATATAAAAAGAATAAACCCATTAGATCTTAACAATAATGCTAGGATTGGGGTTGCTTTTCCCTTGAATGATATAAATATGACATCTGGTACTTTAACAACTAAAGAACAATTAAAAGCTAATTTTTTAAATTTATTATTAACAGTACCTGGAGAAAGATTAAATCATCCTACTTATGGAATTGGCTTAAAAAGTCAATTATTTGAAAATAGTATAGATGAAATAACATTACAAGAAAATATAAATGGTCAATTAGCATTTTGGATCCCAGAAATAACAGTAACTGATGCTTCTTTAAGACAAGATATAGATCAATATAGAGTTTCTCTTACATTAACATATTCTATTTCTTTAGACGAAGCAGAAGATTCAATACAAATAAATTATAGTTAAAATGGCTTATAGTAAAGTATCAAATAAAACACAAGATAAAGACGTAAAATATCTAAGTAAAGATTATAATTCTTTTAAAGATCAACTAATGGAATTTGCGGAAGTATATTTCCCAAATAACTTTAATGATTTTAGTGAAGGTAACCCTGGTATGATGTTTATGGAAATGGCAGCATATGTTGGTGATGTTTTATCTTACTACACAGATACACAATTAAGAGAATCTCTTTTATTATTAGCCCAAGAAAAAGAAAATTTATTTAATTTAGCTTATGCTATGGGTTATAGACCTAAAGTAATAGAAGCCTCTAGTGTTGATTTAGAATTATTTCATTTAATACCTTCAACGGGTGCTAGTGGCGATTATGGTCCAGATTTTAATTATGCTTTACAAATTAATCCTAATTCAACATTTAATTCTACTGAGGGTCCTACTTTTTATATTAATAATGAAGTAGATTTCAAAGTATCTTCAAGTTTTGACCCTACAGAAATTAGTATATATCAATATGATAGTTCAAATAATCCAGAATATTATTTATTAAAGAAAAAAACAAAAGCAATATCTGGACAAGTTAAAGAACAAACTTTTACATGTGGTGCTGCCGAAGCATTTAAAACATTCACTTTATTTGATACTAATATTATATCAATAGAATCTATTACTGATTCAAATGGTAATGAATATTATGAAGTACCTTATTTGGCCCAAGATACAATTTTTCAACAAGTAGAAAATATAGGAACTAATGATCCTGAACTTTTAGGGCTTAATAACCAAACACCCTATTTACTTAAAATAATAAAATCATCAAGAAGATTTGTAGCTAGATTTAAAGCCAATAATCAACTTGAAATCCAATTTGGAGCAGGTAATAGTGATAAAGCAGATGAACAAATTATCCCTAATCCAGATAATATAGGTTTAGGAATTAAAGACGGAAGAAGTAAATTAGACACAGCTTATGATCCATCAAACTTTTTAATGACTAGAGCATATGGACAAGTACCTGCTAATACTACACTTACAGTAAAATATTTAGTAGGAGGAGGAATAACCTCAAATGTAAATGCAAATACAATTACAGAAGTAGATACATTACTTATTTCTAATAATCCTAATTTAAATGGATCTTTACTTAATTTTGTAAAAACATCTGTAGCTGTAAATAATCCAGAGGCTGCTAAAGGTGGAGGTGATGGTGATTCAATAGAAGAAATTAGAGAAAATACAATGGCTCAATTTGCTACTCAGCAAAGAACAGTAACTAAAGAAGACTATATTATAAGAACTTTAAGTATGCCTTCTAAATTTGGTAGAGTTGCTAAAGCATATATAGTTCAAGATGATCAAATTTCTCCTTTATCTAATGAATTTAACAGAATTCGTAATCCTTTAGCTTTAAACTTATATACTTTAGGATATGATAATAATAAAAAACTAACAAATCTTAATGTAGCTACAAAAACAAATCTTCAAACATATCTTGAACAATATAGAATGTTAACAGATGCTATTAATATTAAAAATGCATTTGTTATTAATTTTGGTATTGATTTTGAAATTACAGTATTTAAAAATTATAATAATAATGAAATAATACTAAATTGTGTAGCTGAATTACAAGATTATTTTAATATAGATAAATGGCAAATAAATCAACCTATTATAAAATCAGAAGTTGAAAATTTATTATCATCTATAGTAGGTGTTCAATCAGTAGAAAATTTAACATTTATAAATAAAAGTGGAACAGCTTTAGGTTATTCGCAATACAAATATGATTTTGAAGGAGCTACAAGAAAAGGAGTAATATATCCTGCTTTAGATCCTAGTATATTTGAAATAAAAAACTTAAATACAGACATTAAAGGACGAGTAACAACATATTAATATGGCATATTATTTTATATTTCCCGAAAAAGACGCTACTTTATATAGTCATCCAGAACGTAATACAATGAATACTGGTAATGATGAAATTCTTGAAATTGTAAAAGAAAAAGGAAGTGGTAATTTATATTATCCCTCTAGGGCTCTTATTAAATTTAGAAATGAAGATATTTTATCTGTTGTAAATGATAAAATAACCCCAACTATTTTTCAGAATGGAACATCACAAGCATGTTTACAATTACTTACATCTGAACATAGAAATTTAACAAATGTATTAAATTTAGAAGTCTTTGCATTATCACAATCATGGGATGAAGGAACTGGTAGATATTCAAATTTACCAACAGGTTCAAATGGTTGTTCCTGGTTATATAGAGATAATGATACAGATCAATCATTATGGGTATCTTCAAGTTTATTTAGTGGTAGTTATACAAGTAGCTTAGGACCTAACACCACAGCATCCTTTGGAGATAGCAATGTTCCCGAAGGTGGTGGAGCTTGGTACACAGGTAGTGAATTCCAAGGTGCACAACAATTTTTAAAAGGTGATAGTTTAGACACAGATATAAATGTAACAGATATAGTTATAAAACACCATAGAAATTTACATCATAATCTTGTATACCCAATGGGAATAGCTAATGAAGGTTTTATTATTAAACAACCAGATACAATAGAACAAAATATGTCTGCTAGTTTTGGTGAAATGAAATATTTTTCAGTAGATACTCATACAATATTCCCACCAAGATTAGCCTTTAAATGGGATGACAGTTCACATAGTTCACAGTCATTAGCGAAACAAAATGGAGAATTAAGTGTTTTATTATATAGAAATCAAGAAGAATATAATCAAAATGATGAAGCAACTTTTAGAGTACATGTTAGAGATAAATACCCAGTTAGACAATTTGCATCCTCATCTAATTTTTTAAACGTTGGATATTTTACAACATCCTCCTTCTATAGTATAAGAGATGCACACACAGAAGAAGAAATTATACCATTTGATACTACATTTACAAAAATGAGTGCTGATAATGATGGAATGTATTTTAAAATATATATGAAAGGTTTACAACCTGAAAGGTACTATAGAGTACTATTTAAACACACTAATAACGAAGGAACAACAGTATACGATAACAATTATCACTTTAAAGTAGTTAGATAATGGCCAAAAATAAATCTAATACATACCAATCAACTAAAAGCCCTGGTAATTTTGAATCTAATAAACCAAACTATTCAAAACCAACAGGAGGTAAAGGCCAATATATTTTAGATTCATCTGGAAAACCAGTTTCACCTGTTCGACCTCCTATTGAAGGTGAAATAATAGAATTACAAAAAAGACATTATGGTCAGAGTAATATAAACGAATTATTAGATCGTGGTTTTTCTGAAATAACAAAAACAAAAGAAAAAATTTCACCTATTAATTTTTTTAACTTATATCAAGAATTATTTTATGATATTCCTAAACAAGGAAAAAGATCACATACCTTTTTAATTGAAGAAAGTACTAAATATATAGGGGGATATGAAGATCCTAAAGAAGATAAAATACAAAATTTATTAGATAAAGTAGTAGATTTAGAAACTTCAATGATCCAAACACCTTCAGAACACCCATTATTTAGAAATGGAACAGCTGTTAGAGCAGGTGGTAAATTGGGTATAATGCAAGAAGGAAAATTAAGAGGAGTTTCTAATCAAGGTGATCCTTCGCCCTTTACTCAACTTAAAAAAACATTAGGAATAACAGATGCTGATGGAAAACCTTTAACGGGAGAAGATAGTTGGACTAGAGTCACAGAACAAACATGGGATTCTTTACCTAAATGGCCACCAGGAACAGATATTAATCAATCAGCTGATTGGAGCTTATCACTATCACAATTTAATAAAGCAGCAAGTAATATAACTGTATTAACTGAAAATATAAAAATATCAGAGTTAGGTCAAGCAGAAATTGATTTTTTAATAAATGAATTACAAAGTAAAACACCATTTGAAGGTATAACATTAGAAGATAGTTTATCTGGAAATGTACCTATCGAAGATTTAACACCCTTTGGGGTTCCTGGGAATAGTGATGGCGCTGTAAAAATTTATTATAATGGTGGAGAATTTGGGGATGCTGGGACTATAAGTAGTTGGAGGACTTTAATGGAAAATATTATAGCAAAATATGAAGCTAGAGATAATAAAGGTATTTATGGAATAGGTAATAATGTTTACCCAAATTCATTAACTTCAGGTCATTTCTCCCGAGGTGAATATAATTTAGAATATAATAGAAGAAATAATATTTATCAGGAAGAATATGACGATTATATAGATGGTTTAAACGCTGTAGCTGTGGGTTCTGCTGTTGGGTCTTTTATTCCTGGAGTAGGAACACTAGTAGGTGGTATAGTTGGGGGAATTATAGGAGGTGCAAGTCCATTCCCCCCTACTTTTAATGATCCTATTAGTTTGTATAATGATCAAACTCAAAGATATGGTGCAGATTGGAAAAGTCAACGAGTTGAAGAATTAGAAACATTACGAAATGAAATACGAAATAGAAGATTTGAACGATATTTTTTCCAATTTGATCCAGAAAGAAGTCTCCAAACACAAACAATAGAAGGGATACCTGTATCAACAGGACAATTATTTTGGGTAAAAGATCCAACTGATATTTACCAGAACTGGGCTGCAAATAAAGTTCAAGAAGAAATAGATAATCATAAAGCCGAATATGGAAAACTATCTGTTTTAAGTAATTTAGAAGACAGAATAAGAGGATATTAGTATGAGTCATAATAATCAATTTAACATAACAGATATATCATCAGAAGTAAAACTGAGTTTTGATACTACTTCTTTTAGAGATTTAAATAAAAGATTTGGTAGAAATGAAGATTACTTAGAATTAAAAGTTCATACATTAAATGATGAATTAATTTCTACTATTAGAGTTGATAGTAGTAGATATAGATTAGTAAATCCTGATAATGATAATCAATCTAATGAAGTACAAATTGATTTTAATGGAATCCTTAGATCTAATGGTTTTAGTGTAGGAAAATATAAACTAAAATTATGTGTATATAGACCAAAAATATTTAATGGCACTTCTTTTAATATAAAAGAAATATCTCCTTCTAGAAAAGAAATAAGAGCAGTAGCGGATGGTATAAATAATAAAAGTTTTGATTTAGGGATAAAAAATTATATTGCAGAAAGAGATAGTACCCCATACTTTAAAGATTTTATATTAAAATTTTCAGACACAGAAGCTGTTGGTATTAATATTTTATTAAATGATTTAGTGGCTAAACATGAGTTACTTATAAAAACTTATGAACCACTTCCACATTCTATATCACTAAGAAATTCTTTTAGTATTATAGAAGAAATAATAGACCCATTATTTTTAATAGTAGATTTAAATTTAGACTTAACAGGTATAGGGGATGAACAGGGTGGAAATCAATTTTTACAACCTAATTTTGATATAGATACTAGAACTAATAATAGTATTCCTTCATCATATAAAGATTTTAATAATATATTAAATTATAGTTTAACTTCTTCATATCAAAATCTTTTAAATCAATTAGAAAATAGAGATGTTCCTGAAATAGCTTATGATTATATTAGACCTATATCTTCAAGCACAGAAAACATAGATATACCTTCACATTTTGAAAATTTTGTACATTTTGGTAGTGCTACAGAACGTTTACATAATTTTAAATACAAATTAGAATTAATAGAGCTATATGATAGACAGCTAGGAAATATAGCAACCATTACAGGTAATGCTTCTGCTTCTTCTTTTACATTAACTAATAAAGAAGATATAAATACTAAAAAACAAAACGTAATAAAAGGATTTGATGGATATGAAAAATTCTTATATTTTACAGAAGGAACTAACCCATATACCTGGCCTAAATCTACAACAAGTTATCCTTTTCAATTATTTCCTACAACATCTTCACAAGCAATTAGTTGGTTAGGAGATGAAGGATATGGAGAATCAGTAGCAAATGGACAACTACATTCAGCATCTAGATATGATATAGATAATCCATATAATTTACAAAAATTAGTACCTAATCACATAAAAGAAAATGGAGAAAATAATTTTTATTTATCTTTTATTAATATGATAGGTCAACATTTTGACCATATATGGACACATATAAAACATATAACTGAAATAAATGATACACACCATACAAGAGGTATTTCAAAAGATTTAGTTTGGTATCAATTAAAAGCTTTAGGAATAGATGCCTTTGATCAATTTGAAAATTCTAACTTAATAGAATATATATTAGGACAAGGTACAGCAGGAAGTCAATTTTATGATACACCTACTAACCAAACACTAGTTACGGCTTCAAATGCAGGTTCAGTAGCTAAACAAGATATTTCAAAAGAAGTTTGGAAACGTTTATATCATAATGCACCTTATCTTTTAAAAACTAAGGGAACAGAAAGAGGAATCAGAGCATTAATGGCTTGTTATGGTTTACCTTCAACTATCTTAAATATAAAAGAATATGGTGGCTCAACACCCATAACAGGTTCTTTAAAAGATGTAGACCCAGCTGATTTTTATAAAACATTTACTTATCAAAAATCTAGTTTAGCCTTAAAAACCACAGAAGCAATAGATGCTGGTAATTTTATGGTTCGTTTTCCTTGGAAAGCAAATAATATAGCAGGACGTACATCTAAAGCTATAGAATTAAGAATTAAACCAATAAAAGGTAATGAAGGTATAGCTTTAAGTTTAGGTGATACTCCTACTGATGCTAATGGATTACAATTAACACTAGATAAATATGAGGGTAATGATATAAGCTCTAGTGGTGATGCTTCAATTTTTGGTAGAATAAATTTAGAACAAGGAGGAACCGTTAGAGCATCTACTAGTTTTTTTCCTTTATATAATGGAAATTTTTGGAATTTACATTTAATGGGGACAGGAACAAATGCTAATTTTGGTGCTTATCAAACTAACCATTTAAAAAATACTTTTAAATTCACTGGTACTTGGGGTGGAAATA